TTGTTGACCGCATTTACTGTATTAGTTACTAATGAACAGTCTGAAATAACTAAACCATCGACTAAAAAACATCCATTTAAAACACCAGAAATACTCGTCAGTAAATTTGACGATGTAATGTTTATGACACCTCTTAACTTTACGCAAGTGGCAAAAGAAGAAACTGTATTTCCGACAGAAGGTATATTTATACTGCCTACCTTTTCAAGTAATACAGAATTGAATATAAAATTTTGAAAACTACTCATGAAAGGGGCTGTTATATTTCCCACTTCTGTTAAGTGAGAATTACTCATAAAATTAAAACCACTTCCCGTATTTATTGTTAAATTAATATTTAAAGGTAAATTGTTTTCATCTCTAACATCTCCAAAATTATTTGTAAAAGTCTGATTACTTGACTGCAACTTTTCAAATGGGAACTTTAAAATTTTCAAAGCGGAAAGTTGAAGAAAATAAGCCAAACCACTTATTGTAGCACCCACATTATAAATCAAAAACCTTTGTATCAACGTACTTAAACCTTGGTTAGATGGTATAAAAATTGTCATTGTAGAACAATCTACCGCAATATCTAACCATCCTAAAATTCGTACATTTCCTATTACTGTAGCTGTTGTATTTCTGTCAATTTGTAAAATTGAAACACCGTTCATATTAATATTTACAACAACCATTTTATAGTTAAGACCTGCATCATCTATTAATACAGGGCTAGTAACTGTAGCGTAATCATAAACTTTTGTATATAAAACAGCCGATGTAACAGCTTGTGTTGACCCATCTCCCCAATTAATTGTATTTGCTCCTACTGTGGTTATTTGAATTGTATTGACATTCTTTTGAGTTTCATAAATAGCAAATAGTCCGCTAAAATTTTCAGTACCTGTAGTGACCGTATCTAAATCTAACCACCCCAATGGACGAACCCAACCTCCACCACCCACACTAGGCACTGCAACCGTTAAGGTATTCCCCACTAACGTAACGCTGTCGGGGGCAACGGGGTCAACGCCATCTGTGATATTTACGTCAATAGTTTTAACGCTCACTACATCACCCTCGTATATTCCGTTCACGTTTATCTGTGAGTCAGGTAGAACCAAAGTGCCACCGCTTACAACCGTGTTAGTGTAGGTAGTGTCTGAGTTTTCAACCGTTGCATCCGCGCAAACAATAGGATTCGCCACTTGAACTAATACACTCCCACCACTTACAATCAAACCGCTGTCAATCGGAGTACCGTTATCATATTCAACCGTATAACTCGAATCAGGAGCAACGATTACCTCAGTACCTTCTGCAAGTATTGGAGTAGTACTAATTGCACCGCCTAAAGTATCTACAAGGTTAGCAGTAGCATCTTGAATAACTTGAACCTCACTATCACCACTCGGTATAGTATCTAAATATAACTCGTTGCCATCAATATCTGTGATAGTTACAGTCGCATATGCGCACTCAACGGGAGTAATAGGTGTGACATCAATCGGAATAGCACACACAGTATAAGATTCAACCTCGAACACTATTGACATCATCCAACCTGCTGAATAGTCTAAGTCAAAGTTATTGATAGGGGTAAATGATGGTTGACCTATTACATCTACACCTTGATACACACCATCTGCAAAGTATAGAAATAGATCCGTTAGTATTAGATGACAATCACTAACTATATTGTTTAGATTTGCTCTATTCTTTTGTATAATATCTAAGCAGTATATGTCAAGTGTAAACTGATTAAGCGTAATATCGTCTACTGCTGAATTAGGAGTAACGAATAGTATAGGATACTTCTCATCCACCGTTGATAGGTTCGGCATCTGCTCTCTGAACTCACCGCCATACTTCTTAATTTGTAGGTGTGCGTTACTAAATGTTTCTATCTTAGCCAATAGGCTTACATAACTTGTCATAGACTTGCTGCTTCTTTAATTTTACCTACTTTCTTTTGTGTGTCAGTCATATCAGTCTCGCTTACATAAGCCTTAACAATCATTGTATTCTCCATAGACTTAGCACCGCTTAGATTATTAGCGTTATTATTCTGTCCGAATAGGTTTACTTGTGGTGTTATTGGTTGAGTTGACTGAGTAGATGCACCACCGCCACCACTACCACCTGCACTAACTGAAGCACCTGGTGAAGTAAGTAGTTGCTTAGCCTTAGCAACATTAGCAAGTATCCCTGCAAGTCCTGAAGCGAACTGCGCAATACCTGCAATACCACCTGTTAGACCGTTAGCAACGTTCTGATTCGATGCAGCCACCAACGCTGATATAGCCTTAGCAGTATCTATACCGATTTGAACTAATGCACTAGCCTTGTTGAACTTCTCTAGTTTCTTTTGGTCGTTAATGAATATAGTACCAAGTGAAGCTAACCCACTAAATAATGATTGCTCGATTGATTGTAAGGCATCTGCTTTTTTCTTTGCCGCTTCTAAGTCTTCAGCATCTTGCTTATCTTGTTGCTCCTTTCTCTTTGCTTCAGCTTCAGTTGTTAATTCTAAAAACGATGCTTGGTCTTCAGCTTCTTTATCTTTTCTATTTGCAGTTGCTTGTTCAACGGATGCAGTTAACTCATCTGTGAAAGTTTGTTGGATTGCTTTCTCAGCTTCAAATTGTTGTTCTTGAAGTAGCTTTACAATTGTTTCTTTTTCACTAGCTAATAACTTTTCATTCTTTAAAGTATCCGCAATAAGTCGCTTATACTTTTCTTCATTCATTGCTAACTCCTTATCAATACCCTCTTGCATTAATTCAAGTTGCAAATCCTTAGTGCTTCGTTCAGCTGCTAATCTATCAGCTGCATATTGCTTTTGTTGTTCTAATCGTTTCTTATAGCTTTCATTATTTGATTTCTCAATCTCACCGTTTTTCTTTTCGTTATCAACTTCCTCTTGCTTATTAATCTTAACTATCTCCCAACGTGCATCACCTGCTGCTTTTTTAGCTTCAACTGCCTTTTCTTTTAGCTTCTTTATCTCTTCATTATCAACATCACCCTTACGCTTTGCAGCATCTAACGCAGCAACTAAATCTCTATATCTCGCAGCTTGTGTCTCAGCAATTGCCAATTGTTTCTCACGTTCCATTTGGGTAGTATTCTTACCCTCAATTTTAGCTAACTCAATCTTACGGTCGTACGCTTGAACCGTACCACTTAACTCTTTCTCTCTCGCTTCCGCTACCTTCTCAAAAGCTGCTTGTTGTCGTGCCGCTGCCTCTTCTGCTGCAAACGATGTTAACCCTAACCAGTCTAAGAAGTCCTTAATAGATTGCACCACTAAATCAATAGCCTTGCCAATCGCCTTGAACACCTCACCTACTGCCTTCATTATTGGCTTAAGGATTCCTAACTTAGAAGCCAATGCAGCAAGTATAGCTATGATAGCAGCCACCGCAGCAGCAATTAAGAATATAGGATTGAGTAAGATAGTCTTGCCAAGCGACATGAATCCCTTACCTAACCCACCTACAACACCACCTAACCCTTTCAACTGTGTAGCTATCTGCTCGCCGTTTATTCCTTTAGCAGCAGTAGCAAATAAATTAACACTCTCAGATGCGCCTTCAAAGTCTAAAGACATCAACTGCGAACCCATCATTTCTAATGCATTGTTGGTTCTTTCGAATGGTGAACCAGCAGCAAAGATAGCAGTCTGTTCGTTAGCCCTCTTTAGATTATCGGTCAACTCCCCTGCTCTTTCAGCTAACCTACCCATTTCTTCGGGGTCAGTAGCTTGTGACAAGTCGTAACGTAAGGTCTTTAATTCCTTTCGTATCTCACCTAATCCTTTGAGTTTTATATTTATTTCAGTATCTGCCATTACAGAATAATCATAGTTTGATTGTAGTCGTTATCTGTGCAATCATCAACTGGCTTGATATCGCTATCCGTATTGAGTACACTTGTGAACTGTGAGAATAACGCTTTATTCTCTAATATGTAGTTAGATAGTCGCTTCTCGTAGAACGCTGCCATCTGTCCGTAGTGATCCATTACGAAGGCTACCTCACTTTGAGATACATTAGTAGAGTAGTCACCATTCTGTGATTGTATTCCTTTGTTCTTAAGTTGGTAGCTAAGTCCGAAAGCTGCTTGTTCTGCTGCTCTCCACGCTACTACGGGTTGTATACGCTCAACTAATATAGTCTCATTAGACGAACAAGTCTGTGCATTATACACTCCTAACAAGTACTCATAGAAGTAAGTGCCTAGTATAGCTTGTACCCTCATATCAGATGCAGGTTTAATATAAGGTACTACATCGTTAACATCAACATTCTTAGTGATGGGAGTATTGTTCTTAAGGTATGATTCAGTTATGAAGTATATCATAATGTCGGTTGTTGTGGTTTAAGTGATACCAACGCTCTAAGTTCGTCTTGTGTTAATGTATCTAGTACCTTTGCTTTTAATTGGTCATCCATAGACTTCAATCGTTCTATTAATAGACTGTTATCGTCATCTACTTTAGTTATCGTCTCGTTAACTATCTGATAGTTGTTGATAGTGATAGTTGCATCAATAGAACAGATGTCTAATAACGTGTTAATGATACCTTCTACTTTCTCTCTTAATGGCAACACTACATTCTTTTCAAAGATGATATACGCTTGTTTAATGTCGCTACCACTACCAAGTGAACCCGTAGTACGCACACCCATAAGTATAGGGTCAATCGTATGACTGAAACAAATCTGTTCTGTGTTTAACTCACTCGCTCTAATAAATAACTCATCGTTATCATTAGTTGGTAGGTTGACTAGTTCGGGTAAACTCTCCTTATTGTTAGCAAAAAATGCTACAGCCTTACCTGCGTTCTCAGCACCTTTCAACTTAGCAACTGTGTCTTTTACCGTTTGTAGTTCTTCGGTGCTTTGTGGCTTCTTTGGAAACATCATCGCAAACGAAGGGAATATACTATTTTGAATGTTTGCCTTCTGTAAGTAGCTTAGTTCACCACTAAGGAATGCGAAGTTTAAAGCACTTGTATATTGTGGTATAGGGTAAATATCTTGACCGATTGAATCATCCTCAAATGGTACGATGTAAGTTCCGTTCTTACACTCCTTGTTATAGACTGTGTACTTGACTTGGTTAGCTAAGTACTGCCAATCGTTGTTTACCCAATAGATAGACTTATCTTTATTAGTTCTAACCTTCTCAGGTGATACACGCTTGATAGTTCCTACCTTACCATCCTTTACACTCACCATGAAGTACACTCGCTCATGTAGTATATTCTCCTTACAAATAGATGCAATAGTTCTTTGGATGCCTATCTTAGAGTTAAAGGAATAAAGGTTAACCTTGTCCTTTAGTGATAGCTTAGATTCATCGAATGTATAACCACCACCAACCGCAGCGTTAGTCTTGAAGTTCACAATAGCACCATGTAAAGGTGATGAGTAATAAACCTGGTTTAATATCTGAGGGTAAAGGTTATCAGAACCAAACCTAACATACTCCAATCCACCATACTGTGCGTTAATATAAGGTAGTGATAGGTTCTCGCTACCAATCTTTAAGAATGGTGTACTAAATGATTGATAGCCACTCTCTACTATTTGCGGAGATTCCGCTTTAAATTTTCCAAATAATCCCATTAGTCGTATATTGTTGTACCCGTTCCATTCAATACCATTCTACCTTCTTCTATCTCATCTAGTCCTACTTCAGTAGTGTTCTCATCAATAGTGATAGGCGTGATGGATTCATATATAGTGTATGTGTATTGTCCTATAAACCAATCAACCGTATCAGCAGTTGCAATAGTGAATAGGTTGTAACGTTCTTTATAAGGTGATGTGTCGCTTCCAGTCCAATAGATTGGTGCTGATTCCATGTCAGTCTCCCATTGGAACTTAAATAAATAGTAAGGAATAGTAATAGTTGAACTCTCAGTTAATGTGAGAGCCACTACATTGTCTTGTCCTTTTTCTAAGTATATCATACTGTTATAAGTAAGTAGTTGGAAGTTTGGTTTTTTCCCCAATAAAAAAGGCTACCCATACTGAGTAGCCTTAATATTATTCGTTGTTTGATTTAAGGAATCGGAGTAGTTAACGCTGCGATGATAGCTGAATCCACCTCATAGATAGGTACTTCCGTTTCAGCAATAAACGTAAGTGTATACTTACTTCCATCAGCCTTAGCAGTTCCCGTCTCATCAGCAACCTCAGTTAACTGTGCGTTAGGAATATACCAATATAAGCCATTTGCATCACCGTAAACTAGCGCTAAGTCTCTTTGACCTTCAGCTAGTATCTTAATAGCCTTGTTCTTAGCAGCTTCACGCCTTGACAATATTAATGTCATCGTGTACATATAGTAAGTACTTCCCGATATCAAGTCAGTAGGTTTAGCACCTACAACATTAGATGTGTTTCTCTTAAATTCAAACGCTACGAACTCGTCAACCAAAGTGCCAAAAGATGTAATTTTCCAAGCTGACGTATCAGCTACAACAGTTCCAAGGTTATCAATATCATTGATTAACAATGTCTGAATACCTCCAATGTTGTTCGAGCAATCCTTCAATACTTCTTGTAATGTAGTACAAGCCATTTGTTTTAATTTATTAAGTTAAAAAATAGGGGTATATTTCACCCCCTCTTAATTATTATGCTACACAAGTACCGTAGAATACGATGTCTTCAGCATTAGTGATGTAGAAACCAACCTTGAAATCTGCTCTTACTCCAATCTCACGATCTAAAGTTGTCTTAGAGAAGTCAACGATTTGCAATGAATCGATATCACCTTCAGCATCTAACGCATATATAAAGTTATTAGGGTCTGATAAGATGATAGTGTTAGCAGGTAAACCATACTCAGTTACGATTTCGATATCCAAGAACATCAAAGATAATGCGACAGTAGTGTAGTTGATAGTGTTAGCTGTTGCAGTTGCAATTCGGTAGTTACTAGCAACATCAGGAGAAACTCTGAACTTCAATTTAGAAGTGTTCATTAACATTTCAGCAGTAGCCAATCCTAATACAGTTGAGAAAGCAGCAACAACGTTAGAAGATGTTACAGAACCTGAACCAGCGTCAACGAAACCTAATCCACATAAACGCTTCAACCATCCATCACACTTGTTAAGGATTGTGTTAACTGAATCAGTATCACCTT